TCACCCTGTTTTTGTGTTGACGATCACCCAATCTTTTCCTCTGTCATCATTATATTTGTCTGTCATTTTTCTTGATTTATGGCCGAGTAATTTTTGCGTGTCGACACCTTGTTCTCTGTACAAGCGTTCTGATAATGATCTCTGTTCGTGAAAAGTGGGTGGGGATCCCTTATCCCATTTCAGTCCACTTCTGTCACGTGCTTTTTTGAATGTTGAAGTTAAAGAACGGGTTGAAACCTGATCACCGCGGTTTGCTTGTGAGGTGGTATGTCTGAAATGCACAAGATATTTACTGATGACTGCATCCCGGCATTTAGATACAACGTCCCGAAGAGTTAAACCCAGGGCTTCACATTTCAAGTCCAATGGTATGGCTAAACGCGATCCTGTTTTTTCTTGTTCGACATGGAGCATATCGTCCCATATGTCTTTAAACTTCATGTTACAGATATCGCCCAAACGCTGACCTGTTATTATCGCGAGCAACATTCCACACTGGAGGTATGGTTCTTGCTTTTCGGCAGCTTCATAAATAGTTTTCCACTCTTCCAGAGAAAGACGCTGACGAGTGACTCTGTTTCTCGGCTGCTTGGTCGCCAGGGCAGGGTTATAGCCTGGAGGGACATGACCGTTATGTTGCGCTTCTTTGAATACATCAATCAAAACCATGCGAACAACTTGCGCCATACGATTATGGCCTTCAGCCTTAACTGCATCCGTTATCTCAGAGATATCCAATGCGGAAATATCTTTCAAATATTGCATACCGCAATGTTCGCGAAATAACCTGACTGGTTTTGCTTTCTGTCGATAAGAATTAGGTCTGAGTTCACGGTGTTTTAACCGTTCGTCCTGAATTTCAATATACTTATCAATCCACTCAGTGACAGTAATGTCCGTTCTTCTGCCTTTCATTCTGGCAAGACGGTCGTTAACACTAAGAACCTGCCTGGTTCTTTGTTCTGCAATGATCGTGTTCGCTTCGGATGCAACCTTTTTAGCTTCCACTTCATCAGTACCCAAGCTGTGAAAGCGTCCGGAAACAGGATGTTTATATTGCCAATAAATCTTGCCCGTCCGCTTATCTAGCTTGCAGTATAGATTCGGAATTGAAATTTTGTGAGAACGTGGTCTAGCAGCCATCTGCAATAATCCGTTGTAATCTTGGACTGGCGTTTGCCGGAATTTTCGGTTCGGCAAGCGTACCAACAAATCGAGCATTACGGTCTACCATCCAGTAACGACCTACTTTAACAGCTGGAGGTATCATCATTTTGCCTTTAGCGTATTTCTTAAGGATACGCTCACTTGGTGCTTGCGCTCCGAACTCCTCATTGGCCCAGTCGAGTAAGGGGATCATTCGTGACATTTATTTTTCTCCACAAAGCCCGGCTGCACCCGGGCTGTAACATCAAATATCAGTGCTGGTGGTCGGTATTAATATCAGCCGCCTTCAACGCGCTCCCACAAACGTCTTGATCTGATTGCCTTCACTACAGACTCTTTATCTTTTATGCAGCACATTGGCGTAGCTCCATCAGTTCATTAAAGCGGGCCATAAACAGGCCGAAAGCCTGACTGGGGCGAAGTGGGTAGATTTCGAATAAATCTGTCGGGGGGATACCTTCCAGTATTACCCATGGAATACTGTCATCAATATCCAGATCGCGGCGTTCAGTTGCCAGCATGGTCAGATCTGCATACTTCACTACGCTGGCTTCTTCCAGTGGCAAGCCAAACTTAAAGCGGATCAGTTGATCGGTACGTTTCTCAATCTCGCGATAATCAGGCAGTAACGCTTTTAATGGGGCAGGGATATCCTGGCAATACGCTTCGGCTGCGTCGTGCATCAGGGCTTCAAAGGCAAACTCCGGTGATACAAGCTGGCTGCACAGTACGGAATGCTGCGCCACGCTATAAAATTCAGGAAGATGTCCGGAGAAGCGGCAAATATTGGAAAGCGCCACGGCGATATCTTCAATATCAATGTCGTCAATAGTTGCGCTGAGATAATCAAATTGTTTACCTGAAAGTGTTTGAATAAAACTCATCGTTGGTTCTCCTTATAATTTATTTCGCGCTGCACCGCGTGAATTTTGGTTGTGCGAATCCCTCGCCGAGTGGCGATAATTAACAGAATTACGCTTCAATAAATCCCCGCGGCGCCGGGGATTTAATGCAGAGCAATTACGCTTTAAAGCTACCGATGAACGTTTCTACTGATTCACCGTCGAATTTGCTGATCAGCAGGTCGCGGAATTCACTGGCGATCGCTTCTTCCTGCGCTTCCAGTTGTACGATACGCAGAACAAAGCGAGGTTCATCACCGGTCAGCAGGCTGTTGCGGAGGCTGAACGCACGTTCACCCAGCCCCTCATAAGGAACACATTTGAACTCAAAAGCCACCGGCATAACATCTTTACTGCTGGCCTCAACGCTTTGCATAAGGGATTTCTTACCGCTGAAATCGCCATCTTCATGATCCTGCTGGGTTGCCTGTTGGATTGTAATGCGGCGAACAGCCTGGGCGGCTTGTGAAATCTGCATTGTGTTACCGTCAGCATCGAACGCCAGGAGATAATCGCTCCAGTCTTCCAGCCATTCGGCGATCTGTTTTTGTTTCAGGCGTTCCCCGTTGATCTGTAGCAGGGCGCGGAATGGTGCAGTCTGTTTAAGCGTGACAGAAGCAACGTTGTCTGCATGACCGGGGTTATCCAGCGTACCAATATTGAAAACTGAGCGAGCTGTCATATGGTCTGCGTCGATAAAGCAGCGTGCTTTTTCAGTAGCGCTGGCATAGCCCTTTGAATAACGAACAAAGTCTTCAATGCTGGTGGTAGTCATGGCGCCGCGGAAGCGGAAACGCTCCAGAGCAAAGCGTTCGAGGCTTTCAACACCTGTTCCGGCAGGTAATAATGCTGTCGGGCAAGCCAGCCCCTGAATATCGTTCAGGTGATAGCCAGAAAGAACCAGGTCTTTTACCTGCTGAAAAGTGCCGCTGTCTAACTGAGACATAAAAATTCCTTATTAACTAATGATCGAAGTGGTGGCAGTGAATTGGTTAGCTGCGGTTCACTGAGCCGCTTTAAGCTTTCCGTCAGTAGTGCCTTTAATACTGAACAGTTGACCCTGATCTTCCTGCAGTATGGTGAGCTTTCCGCCCTTGTTAACCCACATTGGGGTTTCTGTTGTGTCCTCTTCTGACGCTTTACCGCGCGGCGTCGGAGTGCTGTACTGCAGCTTGTGTTTAATTTTGACGCGCTTCTCTTCGACTGAATTTCCCATGCGCTCAAAATCAAAGGTGAGGACTACCTTGCCTTTATTGCCGTTATTCAGAACGCCTAATCCGACAGTATTCAGCGCTGCCGCGATTTTGTTCATGAACACGCCGGCATCCAGTTCGCCCAGAAAGTCGGGCACTACGGTCATGCGGTCATCATTCATCGTTAACCCCTCAAGATGGCGGTTGCCACCGCCAGTTGGTTTCTCCACAAAACAGAAAAGAGCACCTGCTGTAACAGCTTTCCGGGTGGATTTGGTAATGAGCCCGTCGCGCGGAGATGCTCTTTTCTGCTGTGTAAAAAGGTCGGCGTCACGGTAGAACACTGTCGCCTTCCTCCTGTTGTTGGAAGAGCCGGACGCCGACAAGACTTCACACAGCAATAACGTTGTGGTGGGGCTGTCACTCAGGCGCATGGTCAACCTGACAACCCGGTGTCCTACTGGGTACAAATGGAGAAAAACCCGCCATACTTACCGCCGCGCCATTTCGCGGATTACCACAACGAAGAGAGCACTGCTGGTGTCCGAATTGAACGGACCTTTTCTCTGCCCAACCCTCCTGACTAAACAGGACTGTCTGGAATCGAACCAGCACTTATGCCTTGCTCGTCAATACTCTCATCGTTGTGTGCCTGTCTTTTCACCACATCAGGCTCGGTGGTATGCTGGAGTTCTCACACAGCCAGCAAGGAAACCTAATGGACCAGTTTTATGTTCACGTTCGTCTATTTGAAGCCACAGCCGAACAGACCAAAAAATTTGAAGAGTTAATGCTTAACTTCCATTACCGAAAAACAACCAAAGATGATGACGGAGACTGCAGGTTGATCCCGGGTGGCTATATTCTCAACAGCACAATGAATTGCAATAACATCGTTAACCAAACGTTATCTATTGCTAATAGCGTTGGCGTTAATGCAAATATCTTTGTTTGTAAATTTGAACAAAGTGCATTCTTACTTCCGTCTGCAGCCTTAGTTGGTAACGATTTCGTTTATCGCGATCCGACTCCTGAGCCTTTCAAGCTCGATTCTTAAAGCTTTAACCATCGTATCGTGATAAACACGGCTCACCCCATCCCCCTTGCATGGACGAAGGGGGATCGTGTTAGCCATGAAATTCATGAACTCGGTTCGATCAGGGTCTTGCGCCCCGCAAGTCTTTAATGCCTGTTTTGCTAACAAAATACGGGCCTCAGTGCCTGCATTTGGCTCTATCTGCTGCAAACGTTTAGCGTCTTCCAGCAACAATGCGATCACATGCTTCAAATCCTGCTCATTCATCTATTCTCTCCACTGAAATCATCTGCTAGCGAATCATCCGGTCATTCGTATGCCACCGGCGGCTACTTCGTGGGCGTCCTGCCTGTTCGCTGCTCTATGAGTGCAAATTACATTTAAATTGCACATTGCGCAAGTATAAAATTGCGATATATGCAATTTTGGGTTAAAAAAAAAGCCACCATAATGGTGGCCTTGTCGACGCTTTCTATTAATTGTGTCGTTTGAGTGACTGCGTCTGGTTTATCAGAACCTTGCCAAAAACACCGAACCTGCACTCGTTGTCTTTGGTAATACTCCATTCCCTGTAGTTAGTGTTATCAGATATCACCAATAATTTATCGGGGATCATCTGCAGTCTTTTTACGTATATTTTATCATCAAAGCCAAAGACATAGATGCCATCACCATCGAACTGGTTGATGCTTATATCGACAAAAATAAGATCTCCCGGTTCAATTGTTGGCGCCATGCTGTCACCGCGCACGTTAATCACTTTAAGCTCAGCGGCAGGGCGCCCGCCAAACATAGCTAATGCTTTGTCCTTGTTATATTCGATAGCATGGATTACATCGATAACATCACCGCCCTGAATGAGTCCATTACCGGCGCTTGCACTGACATCCAGTATCTCGATACGGAACAAATCCTTCACGTTAGCTGAATCCTTCCTCATATCACTGTATTTACATACAGTATTACCTTTTGAGTCTGAGGTAAAGAGTTCTGCTATATCAACACCTAAGCAGTCAGCCAGCCTAGAAAGTGTTTGTTCGGTAAATTGCTTTTGCTTGCCAGTCTCCAGACGAGAGATGTTTGCGGCATCCACGCCGATGGCTTCTGCTAGCTCAGCAATTTTCATGTTCTTCGCGCGGCGAAGTTGTCTGACACGGTTTCCTATATTCATGCGTTCATTACATTAATTTTTTGCACATTGTGCAAATCAACTTGCGCAAGTTAGCTGTATGAAATAACATGCGACATGCGCAAAAGAAGGAGGTTTTATGCAATCACCATTAAGAAAATTGCGGAAATCGCATGGTTATACGTTACAGCACGTCGCTAAAGGGGTTCAGGTTGATCCTGCAACATTAAGCCGGGTTGAAAGATGCGAGCAGGCTCCTTCAACAGAGCTTGCTGAGCGCCTAGCTCAATTTTACGCCGGAGAAATTAGCGAGATGCAAATTTTGTATCCAAACAGATATCAGCTTAGTGATTCGGCGATTTGACCGCCACCACAGCAGAAGGAGTAGATCCGTGGGACATGAACCTGAATGGAAAGTTGAAAAGCAGCCCCGCTGGCTGGTGGCTGCGATTAAAAAGACGATTTCCAGTCTGCATGGCGGTTATGAAGAAGCTGCGGAATGGCTGGATGTCACCAAAGATGCTCTGTTTAACCGCCTGCGTACTGGTGGTGATCAGATCTTCCCGCTTGGGTGGGCGCTGGTACTGCAACGTGCCGGAGGAACCTATCACCTGGCGCATTCAGTAGCCAGGGCATCAGGGGGCGTTTTTGTTCCGCTGGCAGATATGGGAGAAGTGGATAACGCAGATATTAATCAGCGCCTTCTGGAAGCGATTGAGCAGATCACCAGTTATTCCCAGCAAATCAGGGTGGCTATCGAAGATGGCGTTATTGAGCCACATGAAAAAGTCGTGATTGATGAGGAGTTGTATCAGGCGATCGCAAAGCTGCAACAGCATTCGACACTGGTATACAGAGTTTTTTGCGTGCCAGAGAAGGGTGACGCCCGCGAGTGTGCAGCTCCGGGCGCCGTGGCGTCAAATTTTATGGAGAAAACCAACGCATGAACAGTTTAACGGTAAATAACCGTTTGTCGCAACAACCGGGGATGTATGAGTACCGGCCGTTGCGTCATGAATGCAGATTACCAAATAGCCTGGTCGTGCGTAACCACAGGGAAAACAGCCTGACCGTGGGGGATGAATCGTGCAGGAGCTTAACCGCTGGTTTCGGGATGGAAGGGGACTTTATGTCCATGTCATTCGCTGGGAACCAGAAACTGAGCGCGTTATCTATCTGCGCAAGGGCTACCCGCATGAGTGTTTTAGCCCTTTGTGGAAATTCAGGCGTGATTTTGTTGAGTGTGAAGCGCCGCCAGAGTGACGGCGCAATAGTAGAAGTTTACACGAAGCGGATCTGTAGTTTTTTCCCGGTTGCCTGTGCGAACTTTTTCAGCGTAGTAAAAGATGGTCCGCTGACGCCAGCAGCAAGGTTGCTTTCCATTCTGGTTATAGCAGTGGCTTTTGTTCCCATCCGTTCAGCAACTTCAGCCTGGGTGAGACCTGCTTCTTTACGTGCGGCCAGCATTTCGTCAAGCAACGCGAACTCATCAGCAATGGCGTCATATTCAGCTTTGAACGCTGGGTCTTCCATCCATTTAGCGGCCATTTCATCGTGCGTTATAGTTGGCGCATTACGTTTACCAGTCATGCTTAACCTCCTTCATTCTGGTTTCTGCCTTTTTGCGTTCAGCTACAGGGGTTTTCTGAGTCTTCTTTATAAAGCTGTGCAGCATGACGATGCGCTTCCCTGCCAGGGTGCAGTAAAAAACGCGAGCTATGCCATCGCTGCCTTTAATCCGAAGCTCAAAAAGCCCATCACCAAAGGCGCTGGTGTGAGGTTCTCCGAGATTGCTGCCATACACCTTCATTCGTTCAACAAGGTGCTGATATCTGGCTCGCATACTCAATGGAAGCTGATCCACCTCAATCCGGACTTCCTCGTTGTAGTACTCAATAGTGTAGTTCATAGATGTAAACATAACAAAATTGTTATGTTTGTACAATGTATTGATTCTGCAATTCCGGGACGTTACACTGTTCAGGCACCTTATAAAGCGGGTGCCGGGATTGGCGTCCTGGAATTCAATATAGAGCATAACCGCGCTCATGCGGTTTTTTCGTGTCATGAGCATTGCTACGCCCAAATTATGGTGGGGCGTGCAGGGGCATCGCAAGATGCGCCGGGTTCTATGTTGACCGGTTACGCCAACCCTGTACGTCTCACCACCTCTGTGATTGGCGTCCCATGTGGTGAGTTCTTTGAATTCAACATAGGGGCTGTCACCATGACTACTCTCCCAACCCTCGCTCAACCTGAAATCACCGTTATCAACGGTCAGGCCGTAACTTCCTCTCTGGCTGTTGCCGACTACTTCATCAAGCGTCACGACAACGTTATTCAGAAGATAAAGAATCTCGAATGCTCGTCTAAATTTGCTGCCCTTAATTTTAAGGAGAGTGAATATACCGACGCTACATGCCGCAAACTTCCCTGCTACAACATCACCCGCGACGGCTTTGCTTTCCTTGCTATGGGCTTTACGGGCAAACGCGCCGCCCAATTCAAAGAGGCATACATCAATGCCTTTAATCAGATGGAGAAACAGCTTTCAACTCCATCGGTACTGAGCGATGCAGCACATAATGCCAGCATTCTCTATTCCTACATTTCATCCATTCATCAGGTCTGGTTACAGCAGCTTTATCCCATGCTGGAAAAAGCGGAATCTCCGCTGGCCGTAAGCCTGTACGACCGCATCAATGACGCTGCGGCGCTTGCGAGCCTTATCAATATGACACTGAACCGTTCAGAGGTAAGGGGGCGCAAATGATCCGGAATATTTTTAAGCGGTTCACCAGCCAACGTTTTCATTGCCCTCGTCCAGGACAGTGGTACAGCACACCAGAAGGGTACGTTCTGCGTATTAGCCTGGTTGATCGTGAATGTCAGAAGGTTGTCTGTGAGCCTCTTGGGCGTAATTACCGCGTCAACATGCCTCTTATTGCCTTTCGTTCCGGCAAAAACATGAAGCATCTCGGAGGTGCTGCATGAGCACTAAATTAACAGGCTATGTGTGGGATGCCTGTGCAGCTTCGGGAATGAAATTATCCAGTGTGGCTATCATGGCTCGCCTGGCTGATTTCAGCAATGACGAAGGGGTCTGCTGGCCATCCATTGAGACAATTTCTCGTCAGCTTGGGGCCGGGGTAAGCACAGTCAGAACGGCGATAGCAAAACTGGAAGCTGACGGCTGGTTATCACGTAAAGCCAGACGTCAGGGAAACCGTAATGCATCCAATGTTTATCAGCTAAATGTGGCAAAGCTGCAGGCGGCTGCATTTGCTCACCTGTCAGATCCTGACCAGTCAAAATCTGACCCATCAGAATCTGACGCATCAAAATCTGACCCGTCGAAATCTGGCAAAAACGGCGGTTTTGACCCGTCAGAATCTGGCGGGGATCCGTCAGTAAAATCAAAACAAGATCCACAAGATAATAAAACCCTTTCTTGTCCGGACGCTCCGCAACCGGACCAGCAGGTGACAGACCAGGAGTTTTTATCCCGTCATCCGGATGCCGCTGTATTCAGCTCTAAAAAGCGTCAGTGGGGAACGCAAGACGATTTGACCTGTGCTCAGTGGATCTGGAAAAAAATCATCGCCCTGTATGAACAGGCCGCGGAGAGTGACGGCGAGCTGGTTCGTCCGAAAGAACCTAACTGGACCGCCTGGGCAAATGAAATTCGCCTGATGTGTGCTCAGGACGGGCGTACCCACAAACAGATCTGCGAAATGTACAGCCGGGTAAGCCGTGATCCGTTCTGGTGCCGTAACATTCTCAGCCCCTCAAAACTCCGGGAAAAGTGGGATGAATTGTCACTGCGTTTGTCCGCCCCCATCGGCGGACGTTTCGAAAACCGTGAAGATCCGATGTTCAAATCCAGTTACGGAAATGTGGATTACAGCCAGATCCCGACAGGGTTCAGGGGGTGATATGAGTCTTATGGGAGACGTTCAGAAATTCATTGAATCCCATCCGGGATGTACTTCCAGCGATATAGCGAATGCTTTTGCAGATTTCCCGCGTAAAAGCGTCCTGCAGTCGACAAGTAAGTTACGCCAGTGCGGGCGTGTTGCTCATCGCTTTGAAGGTAAAACTCGCAGACATTTTGCTCTTGAGACAGACATACAGCCGGATCAGGAACCAGATATCGGTTATTCCGAATGCGGACGGCGGCGTGTACCGTTCGGCAGGACTCAGCCAGTACAGCGGCAGCATTGTTAATCGCCCGACATTTTTTGCTTTTGCCAAAGGTGCCGGGGTGATGGGCGAGGCAGGGCCAGAGGCAATATTACCACTTCGTCGTGGTGCTGACGGTAAGCTGGGTGTCGTGGCAGCCGGTTCAGGAGGGATGGCGATGTTTGCGCCTGAGTACAACATTGAAATCCACAACGACGCCGGCAACGGACAGATTGGTCCGCAGGCATTACAGGCCGTATATAACATTGGAAAAAAAGCCGCCATTGATTTCTGGCAACAGCAGTCGCGTGATGGGGGTATTGCTGGAGGAGGGTGATAACAATGGAAACATTTAACTGGAAGATCCGCCCTGATATGACAGTGGAATCAGAACCAAAAGTCACCTCCATAAAACTGGGTGACGGGTATGAACAACGGCGTCCAGCCGGGCTGAACAACCATCTGGCGAAGTATAACGTAACGGTCCGGATTCGTAAGGGAGAACATCAGAACCTTGAGGCATTTTTATCCCGCCACGGTGGAGTGAAATCCTTTCTCTGGACACCGCCTTATACCTGGACACAAATTCGGGTGATTTGCCGCAAATGGTCGATTAGCGTTGGCTCTCTTTGGGTGACTGTGACCACGACTTTTGAACAGGTTGTTATCTGAGGAGGAGTGATGCAGGACATTTCGCAGGATACGCTGAACGAAGCCGCTAAACTGGCGCAGTCCGCCAGGATCACTTTGTGGGAAATTGATCTGACACAGTCTGGCGGTGATCGTTATTTTTTTTGTAACGAGGCGAATGAAAAGGGGGAGGCGGTTACCTGGCAGGGACGGAAATATGATGTTTATCCTGTAGAGGGTAGCGGATTTGAAATGAACGGCAAAGGCGCAGCTGCGCGCCCGTCACTGAAGGTATCCAATCTTTACGGTATGGTGACCGGAATGGTGGAGGATTTGCATAGCCTGGTTGGAGCGACGGTCATCCGCAGGATAGTGTATGCCCGGTTTCTCGATGCCGTTAATTTTCAAAGCGGCAACCAGGAGGCCGACCCGGAGCAGGAGTCTGTAAGCCGCTGGGTGATCGAGCAGTGCAGTGATCTGACGGCGGTAAGTGCGACATTTGTCCTGGCAACACCGACTGAAACGGACGGATGTGTCTTCCCCGGGCGAATTATGCTGGCCAATACCTGTACATGGATATACCGCTCTGACGAATGCGGCTATACGGGACCAGCTGTCGCAGATGAATTTGATAACCCTACCGCCGATCCGGCAAAAGATGCCTGCAGCCGCTGCGCCCGGGGATGCGCCCTGCGTAACAATACCGGAAACTTTGGCGGTTTCCTCTCCATTAATAAACTTTCACAGTAAATCTTCATGAAAGAACAGGATATTCTGGCGCACGCCCGACGGTGTGCGCCTGCGGAGTCGTGTGGCTTCGTGGTGAGAACACAGGCGGGAGAACGGTATCTCCCCTGTGTGAATATTTCTGCCGCGCCGGAGGATTATTTCCGTATGGCGCCGGAGGACTGGCTGAGGGCTGAAACGCAGGGGGATATTGTGGCGCTGGTTCACAGCCATCCTGGCGGCCAGCCGTATCTGAGCGATGTGGACCGCAGGCTGCAGGTTCAAAGCGACCTGCCGTGGTGGCTGGTATGCGCCGGCCAGGTACATAAATTCCGCTGTGTGCCACACCTGACCGGACGACAGTTTAAACATGGGGTTTTTGACTGTTACACGCTGTTCCGTGATGCCTATCATCTGGCGGGGATTGATATGCCGGATTTTCACCGGGACGACGACTGGTGGCGGCATGGTGACAATCTCTATCTGGATAATCTGGAGACGACGGGATTTTACCGTGTCAGCGCAGCCAGTGCGCAGCCCGGCGACGTGCTGATTTGCTGCTTTGGCTCCTCCGTTCCGAACCACGCAGCGATTTACTGCGGCGACGGAGAGCTGCTGCACCATATTCCTGAACAACTGAGTAAACGTGAGAGGTATACCGACAAATGGCAACGACGCACGCACTCCATCTGGCGACACCGGGCATGGCGCGAATTTGCCTTTACGGGGATCTGCAACGATTTTGCCGCCGCGTCAGCCTGCAGGTAGCCAGTGGTGCTGAAGCTGTCCGGGCACTGGCGGTACAGTTGCCCGGTCTCCGGCAGAAACTGAGCGACGGCTGGTATCAGGTACGCATAGCCGGAGACGATGTTACGGCTGATACCCTGACAACCAGCCTGCATGACCCGCTGCCGCCTGGCGCGGTGATTCATATTGTGCCGCGTCTGGCCGGGGCCAAATCTGGCGGGGTGTTTCAGGCGGTGCTCGGTGCGGCGCTGATTGCCGTTGCCTGGTGGAACCCGGCAGGCTGGCTGGGAGCGGCGGCGGTAACCTTTAATGCGTATCTGGCACAGCAGCGTAAGGCGTGGGATATGCTGACCGACTTCTGCTCCGCCATGCGTTGTATGCCGGTGTGGAACGGGCAGAGGCTGACCTTCGTGCAGGACAGGCCCTCGGATACAGTCTGGACCTATACCCGCAGCAATGTGGTAATGCCGGATGAGGGTACACCGTTCCGTTACAGCTTCAGTGCGCGGAAGGACCGCAATAATGCGGTAGAGGTGAACTGGATCGACCCTGATAATGGCTGGCAGACATCCACGGAACTGGTGGAAGACACGGTCGCCATCAGTCACTACGGACGCAATCTGGTAAAAATGGATGCGTTTGGCTGTACCAGTCGCGGGCAGGCGCACCGCGCCGGGCTGTGGCTGATAAAAACGGAGCTGCTGGAAACCCAGACGGTAGATTTTAGTGTGGGGGCGGAGGGGCTGCGCCACGTTCCCGGTGATGTGATTGAGGTTTGCGACGAGGATTATGCCGGGGTCAGCCTGGGCGGGCGGATTCTGTCCGTTGACCGCGCCCGTCGTATTCTGACCCTTGACCGGGAGATTACCCTGCCGTCGTCCGGCACCACGCTGATAAGCCTGGTGGATGGCGAAGGTTTGCCGGTCAGCGTGGACGTGCAGTCTGTTACCGACGGTGTGCAGGTTCAGGTCAGCCGGATACCGGACGGCGTGGCGGAATACAGCGTCTGGGGGCTGAAATTGCCGACGCTGCGCCAGCGTCTCTTCCGGTGCGTGGCTGTCCGGGAAAACGACAACGGAACGTATGCCATCACCGCCGTACAGCATGTGCCGGAAAAAGAATCGATTGTGGACAACGGGGCATCGTTCGACCCGCAGTCCGGAACGATTCACGGCACCGTCCCCCCGGCGATACAGCATCTGACCACGGAAATTCTGGCGGAGGAGGGACAGTATCAGGTACTGGCGCGCTGGGACACACCGCGAGTCGTTAAGGGCGTCTCTTTTTCGCTGCGTCTGAATGTGGCGGCGGAAGACGGCAGTGACCGGCTGGTCAGCAGCGCAGGAACGCCGGATACGCAGTACCGGTTCCGGGGGCTGACGCCGGGGCGCTACACCCTGTCCGTCAGGGCGGTGAACAGCCAGGGACAACAGGGAGACCCGGCCAGCACACAGTTCAGCATCTCCGCGCCGGCGGCACCATCATTTATCGAACTCACCCCTGGCTATTTCCAGATTACAGCCACACCGCGTCAGGCAGTATACGACCCGACGGTGCAGTATGAGTTCTGGTTTTCAGACGCGCAGATTACGGATATCCATCAGGTGGAAAACGCCGCACGATATCTGGGAACGGCGCTGTACTGGATAGCGGCCAGCGTGAATATCAGGCCCGGCAGGGATTACTATTTTTATATCCGGGCGGTAAATCAGGTCGGTAAATCCGCATTCGTGGAGGCGACCGGGCAGGCCAGCAACGATGCCGCAGGCTATCTGGATTTTTTCAAAGGGCAGATAACTGAAAGTCACCTGGGTAAGGAGCTGCTGGAAAAAGTAGAACTGACGGAGGATAACGCCAGCAAACTGCAGCAGTTTTCGAAGGAGTGGCAGGACGCTAACGATAAATGGAACGCCATGTGGGGCGTCAAAATAGAGCAGACCAAAGACGGCAAATATTATGTGGCCGGACTTGGACTGAGCATGGAAGACACGCCTGACGGGAAGATAAGCCAGTTCCTGGTGGCGGCGGATCGCATTGCTTATATTAACCCGGCAAACGGAAACGAGACGCCCGGATTTGTCATGCAGGGTGACCAGATAATCATGAACGAGGCGTTCCTGAAATACCTGAGCGCGCCGACCATTACCAGTGGCGGGAATCCTCCGGCATTTTCCCTGACGCCGGATGGAAAGCTGACTGCGAAAAATGCGGATATCAGCGGCCATATCAACGCTGTATCTGGCTCGTTTACGGGAGAAATCAATGCCACCTCCGGTAAGTTTTCTGGCGTGATTGAAGCGAGAGAGTTTGTCGGTGATATCTGCGGCTCAAAAGTCATGCAGGGTGTGAGCATCAGGGCGACGAATGACGAACGCAGCACCTCAACACGGTATACCGACAGCGCCACTTATCAGATAGGGAAAACCATCACGGTGATGGCTAACTGCGAGCGTAACGGCGGCTCCGGCGCCATCACGGTCACGATAAATATTAACGGCCAGGTGAAAACGGCGGAGGTTATGCCGTATACCGCAGGGATTCCGGCCATGTATCAGACCGTCGTTTTTTCGGTCTACACCACTTCACCGGTCGTGGATATCAGCGTCTCTCTGAGGGTTGGCGGGCAGTACACCACTGAAGCTTCCGTCTGGCCGCTGGTGATGGTTTCCCGATCGGGGAACAACTTCACAAACTGACCGGATTTCCGGTCCTTTTCGTTTAATAAGGAACAGATATGACTATGTCGCGCGTAATTTCGCTGGCGGCAGGGGTTTCCCTGTCCGTTTTATTTTCCACTGCTGCCGTTGCCGATAACGGAAGGGGAAGCGGTAACAGCAATATTGAAAACCAGACCCGGATTTATACCGGCACTGACCGCGGGCAGAAACAGCACCGCGAGGCAAAGGGCAAAACAATCACGCGGAGCGTCCAGTGTTCGCTGCCGGCGTATTTACGTGACCCGGATAATCAGTGCTGAGATGTGAATGAATCTGAAGCCTGCCTGCGGGCGGGCTTTTTTTTATGGAGGTAATATGCCAGTACTTATTTCCGGTGTACTGAAAGATGGTGCGGGAACGCCGGTACAGAACTGCACCATTCAGCTGAAGGCCAGCCGGACCAGTACGACGGTGGTCGTGAATACGGTGGCATCGGAAAATCCGGATGACGCCGGGCGCTACAGCATGGATGTGGAGCAGGGGCAGTACGCTGTCACACTCCTGGTGGAAGGGTATCCCCCGTCACATGCCGGGGTTATTACGGTCTACGATGATTCAAAGTCGGGCACCCTGAATGATTTTCTGGGGGCCATGACGGAAGACGACGTCCGCCCGGAGGCGCTGCGGCGTTTTGAGGCGATGGTGGAAGAAGTTGCCCGCCAGGCATCGGAGGCATTGAGGAATGCCACCGCTGCAGGCCAGGCATCTGAACAGGCGCAGACATCAGCAGGCCAGGCAGCGGAAAGCGCCACGACAGCCGGGAGTGCAGCCGGAGCGGCAGAAGCATCAGCCACACAGGCAGCCTCATCCGCAGCGTCTGCGGAGAGCAGCGCAGTTACGGCGACCACAAAAGCCGGTGAGGCATCAGTCAGCGCTGAATCGGCTGACACGGCCAGAACGGCGGTA